CTGCACATCACGCTCGATGATGAGGGCAATATCCGTCCGCGTACCGTCACGGAACTGAACAACGACGTGGCGGTGTGCAATCACCTAATACGCTTCTTTATGACCGACGAGTCGCCGCGCCACAAGGCGATGTATCTCTCTTCGGCCGAGTGGCTGATACGAACTGGGAAACAGCAGAACAATGATAGAGCTGTTGATAAAGGTATGCAGGCGTTGGCCAACGTATATGGTAACTTCATCGAAGAGAAGAACGCTACGGACGAGATGCCGGACATGAGCCGCATTGCCATCACGCAGGATGTGTCGATTGTGAAGCGCGACCGCGTGAACTACACCGACGAGTACAAGGCGAAGATGGCTCGCAAGTATGGTCTTACGCAGAAGGACTTGCAGGATATGGATGACGACGCACTCTTCTCGCAGGACAGCAAGGAGGATGAGCCGGACTATTTCGAGTATATGGAAAACGAAACTAACGAAAATGAAGAAGAGAAGTCAATGCCCCACCCCACCGCAGACGAAGAGTAACAA